TTCCGCTTCTGCCCGTGCTGACGGCATCGCCCAGCGGGGTAAAACCCGTGGCACCATGGTTATGTGTGGCGGTGGCTACGCAAAGGGCAAAAAATGATGGCCTCACGCGGGATGGGCGCGATCCGCCCGTCCAAAATGCCCAAGAAGAAGGTTATCCATCGCACGGATAGCCCGAACGACGTTGATATGTACGCCGACGGCGGCAAGGTTAAATCCAAGGTCAACGAAGCTGGTGTTTACACCAAGCCGGGTATGCGTAAGTCTTTGTTTGAGTCCATCAAGTCTCGGGCCGTGCAAGGCACTGCGGCAGGTCAGTGGAGCGCCCGTAAGGCGCAGCTGTTGGCCAAGCAGTACAAAGCAAAGGGCGGCTCGTACAAGTGAAAAACCCTCAGCAATCGCTCAAAGACTGGACGGCGCAGAAGTGGCGCACCAAGTCTGGAAAGCCGTCGTCAAAGACGGGGGAGCGGTATCTGCCTGAGAAGGCGATTAAGGCTTTAAGCCCTGCTGAGTACGCTGCTACAACCAGAGCTAAACGGGCTGGGAAAAAAGCCGGGAAACAGTTTGTCGCCCAACCCAAGAAGATTGCACAAAAGACATCGAGGTATAGGTAATGGCAAACACATCCGGACTCACCTCATTTAATTTAGATTTGGCAGAATTGGTCGAGGAGGCGTTTGAACGCGCTGGGCGTGAACTCCGCTCCGGGTATGACCTGCGTACGGCGCGTCGCAGCCTTAACATCATGTTTGCCGACTGGGCCAACCGGGGCATCAACATGTGGACTATTGACTCCGGTACGATCGATTTGGTGCAGGGACAGAACACGTACGCGTTGCCCAACGACACGGTTGATTTGCTTGAGCACGTGATCCGTACGGGAGCAAACGTAGCCGCAACGCAGGCCGACCTGACCATCACGCGTATTAGTGTTTCTACTTACGCCACCCTACCCAACAAACTCCAGCAAGCCCGTCCAATTCAAGTGTGGGTGCAGCGTTTGGATGGCCAAACGTATCCCACGGGATACACCCTTGCTTCCAGCGTCACGGCTACTGACACAGAAATTACGCTCAGCAGCGTGGCAAATATGCCCAACACCGGGTTTATTAAGCTGGACGACGAGACCATCGTCTACGGATACATCTCAGGGAATACCCTATATAACTGCTTCCGTGGGCAGAAAAACACGACGGCAGCGGCCCACACAGCGGGCACGGCTGTCTACCAACAAAACCTACCTGCCGTTACTGTTTGGCCGACCCCAGATGGAGCGCAGTCATATCAGTTTGTGTACTGGCGCCTGCGCCGTACGCAGGACGCTGGCGGCGGTGTGAACGTCATGGACGTGCCATTCCGGTTTATCCCTTGCATGGCTGCGGGGCTGGCGTACTACATTGCTGGAAAGATTCCCGAGGGCGCTGAGCGCTTAATGGTACTCAAACAACAGTATGACGAGGCTTGGGAGTTGGCGGCGTACGAGGATCACGAAAAGGCTGCTTTGCGGTTTGTGCCCCGTCAGCAGTTCATTGGGAATACCATCTAAATGGGAACCGGGCTGAAAAAATACAGTGGCAAAGAGGGACTTGTTCCCTATGGGCTTCGTCACGCCGGAGATTCAGCCAAAGGTAAAGGCTATTTTGGTGAGCTGGAATCCAAGCACGGCCCCATGACGGAGTATTCAGCGGAAGACGAAAAAGGCGAGTACCCCCTCGTTGTACCAACGCTGACCAAAAAAGAGCTAGAAAAGCTGAAGTCTGAAGAAGTGACACCTGAGATTGAAGACAAAGCACGTTCTTGGGCGGAGACTCGTCGTAAAGCGGGAAAAAGCCCGTTTGCGAAATCGGATGAACGGAGACTGCCGACCCCCAAAAAGAGAGGCGGGGGCATCCATTCTGCCTCTAAACGTGCCGATGGCATTGCCCGGCGTGGGAAAACCCGTGGGAGGCTCGTTTAATGGGCAATCGGTTTGCATCAGGCAAATGGGCGATCGCTCAGTGCGATCGTTGCGATGGCCGTTACAAGCTCAAAGAACTTCGCCGCGAGGTTATCAAAGGCAAGAACTACGAGCTGTTGGTTTGCAAAGAGTGCTGGGACCCGGATCAGCCGCAGTTGCACTTGGGCGAGTTCCCGGTGGACGACCCTCAAGGCCTGCGCAATCCGCGTCCTGACCGAAGCTATCTAACGTCCGGTCTGTCTGGCCTTCAGATAATCAACTCGACGAGCCCTAGCCCGGATGCTCAAGGTACGGTTCAAGGTGGAAGCCGGATCATTCAATGGGGTTGGAACCCCGTAGGTGGTTCTTCTGCGTGGGATGCAGGTTTAACGCCAAACAGCTTGGTTTTACAAGTGAATTTGGGTACAGTTACGGTTGTAACGACATAAGGAGTCGATAATGGACAAAAAGCAGGTCAAGGCAATTGCCGACAAAGAAGTGAAGGCGCACGAAAAGCGCATGCACAAGATGGCTAAAGGCGGCGTGACCGGCGAGGCCATGCGTAAATATGGACGCAACATGGCTCGCGCCATGAACCAGCGTTCTACTTCTCGCGGAGGCTAACATGGCTAAGAAAGAAAATAAACCCGCTAGCGCTTATGCCAAGCCGCATACCATGACTGGTAAGGCGGTGAAAGCCCCTCTACCCGTGACTTCTCCTCGGGAAGAGCTGAACCAGCTGAACCCATCTGCTGGTATGGTTGGCGCAGGTAAGTACAAGCCTACCAAGACCGACGGCATCAAAATCCGTGGTACCGGCGCGGCGACTAAAGGCGTGATGGCTAGAGGCCCGATGGCATGAACTACACTGAGTTGGTTGCTGCTGTTCAGAACTACGCGGAGAACACGTTCAGCTACGATACTGATACCAGTATCATGAATACGTTCATCCAGCAGGCTGAACAGCGCATCTACAACACGGTTCAGTTCCCCTCGTTGCGTAAGAACGTGACGGGTTCAACTTCGACTGGCGTCAAGTATTTGTCGTGCCCCGGTGATTTCTTGGCTACGTACTCAATGGCCGTGATTGATGCGTCTGGAAACTACGAGTACCTTTTAAACAAGGATGTGAACTTCATCCGTCAGGCGTACCCCAATCCAAACGACCAATCAATACCAAAGTATTACGCCATCTTTGGCCCGACGGTATCTGGCTCGACCATCAGTGATGAGTTGTCGTTTATCTTGGGGCCGACGCCAGACTCCGTGTACTCGGTGGAGTTGCATTATTACTTCTATCCGGAGTCCATCACCGTTGCCGCAGATGGTAGGACTTGGCTGGGCGACAATTTTGATTCTGTGTTGCTGTATGGGTCTCTTGTGGAAGCCTACACCTACATGAAGGGTGAGGCGGACATGATGGCTTTGTATGAAAACAAATACAAAGAAGCACTTGCACTGGCTAAACGTCTGGGCGACGGCATGGAGCGTCAGGATGCGTATCGTTCTGGGCAGTATAGACAGGCGGTGACCTGATGGCTTTTACCGGCAACTATTCCTGCAATACGCTCCGGGCTAACTTAATGACCGGGGCGATTAACTTTTCTACAGATACTTTCTATCTGGCTCTGTACACCAATGCGGCGACATTGAATGCTGCAACGACGGAATACACTCTAATTGGAGAGGCGTCTGGAGGGACTTATACCCCCGGCGGCTTACCTATAACCGCCACAGTCCAGTCTTCAGCCACTTCATCCGGAAGTACCACCTACGTAACCTTCTCTTCTCCGTCTTGGAGTGGAGTCATCACAGCGCGAGGCGCTTTGATTTATAAAGGGGGAGCTAACGGTGCTGTGTGCGTGCTAGACTTTGGCAACGACAAAACCTCAACTTCCGCCTTCACCGTGCAGATGCCAGCCAATACGTCCACGTCTGCCCTCATTCGCCTTATCTAAGGAGCCACCATGTCCATCGAAAAAGCAATCTCTACCGACACCGTCAGCGGAACTTTGATCCGTAGCGGCCAACCCGAAGACCAGTTGATGGCTCTGGGTAAATTCACCATGGAGTGCTACGACTCCGAAGGCAAACTGAAATGGTCTGCTGAGAACCACAACCTCGTGGTGAACGTCGGTCTGCAATACATGTGCGGTACGGCCCTAACCTCCGTTGCCCAGATCACGACTTGGTACATCGGCCTGTACGGCGCTGGCGCGTCTAACACCCCCGCCGCTGGTGACACAATGTCCTCCCACGCTGGCTGGACGGAAGTCGTGCCCTACAGCAACGCCACCCGCCCCACCTGTACGTTTGCCACGGCAACGACGGCCAATCCCTCGGTCGCCACGAACTCCGCCTCGGTTGCGGTGTTCAACATCAACGCCACGGCTACTGTGGGCGGCGCATTCCTGACCAGCAACAACACCAAGTCGGGAACGACGGGTACGCTGTTCTCTGCCGCTGACTTCACGGGCGGCGACCGCTCGGTTGCTTCTGGCGACACCCTGAACGTGACCTACACCCTGAGCTTGGCTGGTTAATAGAGGCGGCGATGGTCAAGTTGGATTTCGAGTTTGAGACGCAGTATGGGAGGTTCGCGGATGCACTGCATTTGCCGGACGACCATAACTTGTCCGGCGCAGAAATTGCTGCCCTAAAACAGCAGCGCCTTGATAACTGGATCGCCGCCGTAACTGCCCCGCCACCTGACGAACCTCCAGCACCGGGGGTGTAAATGGCAAACCGCTATTGGGTTGGGGGGTCGGGGGCGGGGNN